TGAGAAACACCATAGTATCTTGCATCCATAACTTGAGATGAAACATCATATCCTATCTTTTCGAACTCGTTAAGAATTTTATTATAGTATTGTTTCGCCTCGCCAATAGTCAATCCTTTAACATTCTCCGCAACAATCACTTTAGGCTTGATGTCATTTGCAACTCTAAGGAACTCAAAGAAAAGATCTTCGATATTCTCTACCATCTTTCCATCAGAATAATTCTTGGTCTGGCCCCAACCATCAGAATGTTTTCCAGAAACATTGACTATAGTTGTTTCTCCAAATAGATCAACCATCTCTTCCTTTTTAACATTGTGAGATAGTTTCCCTGCAACTGAAAATGCAGAACAGGGAGGCGAACCATCAAGGATATCTAACTCGCCCACATCCAATCCGACAATATCTAAAAAGTCTGATCCACTCAACTCCTTAATATCATTAGGTAATATAGGAGTGTTTGGGTAGTTTTCTGCATAGGTATTTTGCGCTTCTTCTACAAACTCATTTACACACAATACATTACCGCCAGCGAGACGATAACCAGTACTAGATCCACCACCCCCAGCAAATGTAGATATGACATTAAACTTATTTTGTGCGGATGCTGCAAACACATCCTTAAGAGTATAAGGTTGATACATGGAAACTATTGTCTCAAATTTTCTAGCCGTTGTCAAGTTTTATTTCCACCGAAAAATCGTTGATATATTCTTTCATAAATCGTCGGATCTCTCTGGACGCACTAGAGTCGTTCAACTCGCAGAGAGTGATGAACTTTTTCTTCTCTTCTTTATTAACCTTTATCAATAGAGTAGAATCTTTTTTCTTAACTCCCAGATCCATTCCGTCCATTACCTTTCTTCCACTATCTTACTGAAGTTTTTAACTTTATCAAACTTGATGATACTTCGAAACTTGTCATATAGGATCTCTCCTTTGTGTGATATAACAAAAACATTGTTTCCGCCAAGTTCATTTAAGAGTTTTAAGAACTCATCTGTTCCATTGCTATCCAAAGAACTATCAAACACCTCATCCAGAACCAGAAGATTTGTATTCACACTATTCTTCATCTTCGCAACTTCTCTCCAAGTAAAGAGTAGGGCCAAGTCTATCCGCATCTTCTCACCTTCGGAGAATGAAGTATAAGAAAAGTTTTCTCTATTACGCGACTGAATATTCTCTGAAAAATTTTCGTCCATCGTAAAGTTTACATAGAAATCCATTTGATGAAGATACTTGTTTATCAACCCATTCATGATAGGAAGATAGTACTTAATGATAGAAGTCTTAATACCGCCATCTTTGAGAAGTGTAGAGGCCACATTCAAGTATTCTCTTTCTTCTAAAAGTTCTTCTCGTATCCTTTCTATTTTCTGCTTCTGTTCTGTAAACTTCTTCAACTCTTTACGCATCTTTGTAGTAGATGTGTCTGTCGATTCAAGTTCTTCTATTTCTTTTTCATAGTCTTTGATAGAAGTTTTAAGGCCTCTATTATGTGAGGTCTTTTCTGATATATCACCAGTAAGACTAGATACTTTACTCTGAGTATTTAGCAGTTTATCCATCCTTGCATTGATGACTTCATACTCATTTTTAAAATCTTCTAGGGCCTGTTCTATTTCTTTTTGTTTATCTTTTCTTTCTGCAATCATCATTTCTTTATGAGACGCATCGACATCCTGTTTACAGGTAGGACAATTATCAATATCGTGAAAAAACTCCTGATCCTCTTTAAGAGACTTGATCTTCGAAGTCAGGCCCGCAGAAATACTATCCATTTTAGATATTTTCTTTTGTACTGGTTTCAATTCAACAAGTGTATCATTTAACATACCAATCTTTGCATTAAGTTTTTCTATACAATCATCATTTTCATTGATCTTTAATTGATATTCTTCTATCTTTTTCTTGGAAGATTGTATGAGTTTCTTTCTGTCCTTTTTGATCTCTTCTATGCTAGATTCCTGCAAATGAATCTGATTATCAATGTTATTTCTTTCGTTGTCATTTCCGCGAACATTCTCTTTATGATCTATCAATCGGGATTTAAGTATTTCATTCATAGATGAAAATATCTTAATGTCTAATAGATCTTCAATGATGTCTCTTCTGTCTTTTGCTGACAATTGCATAAACGGAACAAAGGTGGCAGAACCCAATATCACTGTCTGAGTAAATGATTTGAAATTGAGTTTAAGAATATTATCTTCAAGATATTTTTGATAATCTTTGATCTTAGAATCTTGATTGATCATTTTTTTGTTGTGATAAATTTCAAAAATACCTGGCTTGATTCCTCTACGAATTAAATACTTAGTCTTACCAATAATAAACTCAATCTCAATAAGACAATCTTTCTCATTCACTGAGTTAGTCAATTGAGGTTTGTTTATCTTGCGAAATGGTTTTCCAAACAATCCAAATGTCAACGCATCTAGAACAGTAGATTTCCCTGCCCCATTTGCACCCAAGATTAATGTTGTAGGGGATTTATTAAGTAATATTTCAGTAAAGTTATCACCAGTAGAAAGGAAGTTTTTCCACCGTATTTTTTGAAATTCTAACACTAGGCAGGCTCTCTTAACGCAGTAATATACAAATCTTGAATCAACCCTTTCAGACGATTCTTATCCAAATCCAAATCATAATCATCTATATAAGATGAGAGCAAAGACATTGTATCTTCAATAGATTGTGTTTCATTCATTCCTTCAAATTCATAACTGTCATCTATCACAGACACATCAACAACATCATGGTTGTATAAATCATCTATCAGATTATCCAATAGGTGTTGCTTAGATTTATTCTTAACAATCACCTTTACATATTTTCCTGTATATGTCGAGTAGTTTATTTGAGAAAGTTTTTCTTCATCATAATAGATCTTATGAAACATACGATATGGATTCTGTATGAACTCTAGTTCATTTGTATCGGTATCATAGATATGGAATCCTCTTGGATCGTTGTAGTCAATCCATGTTAATTCATAGGGATTCCCTAGATAATGTATAGAGCCATTATTGGACTTATGATGGAAATGACCAGAGCACACCAAGTCAAATTCACTAAACATCTTAATATCCAATCCATCTTCACACTTGACTCCTTTGTTCATTTCAAAACCAGAAATTTCTAAATGACCGAATAGAACTTTGGCTTCTGTTTTCTTTATATGATTTTTACATTTAGTAAAGTTACCAGAATTGATCCACGGCATGATACATATATCTCTACCATCAAAATTGAGAGTAACTGGATCAGAATATACATTCGGCGCATACTCATGATTGAAATCAATCAACTCATTCATAGAATTTATATCATTCGTATTCTTAAAATAGGTATCGTGATTTCCTATGATCACATGAGATTCTATCTTTTCATTTTGAAGTCTTTCAATGAAACGAGATCTCATGCCATGAAGAATATTAAAATTGATAAACTTGCGTCTATCTACAACATCCCCCAAATGGATCATAGTCGTAATATTGTTCTCTGACAAGTATGGAAAAAATACATTGTCATAGAACTCCATCATATAATCAAAAAAGACTAGGGAATCTCCCCTAGCTCCAAAATGAGTATCAGTCAAGAGGGCTATTTTCATTCTGTTCCTTTTTCTTCGCTTTTGCTCTGGTCTTCTTAACCTTTTGAGATTTCTCAAAGTCTTCGATAAATCCAGACATATTATTCTGCATAAACTCTAGATAACTTTTCTTAGTCACTCCACCGGCCTCAAGTATGTCGTCTTCCAAGACATGACGCTCGAGAGATTTGTACTTGACATAAGTTTGTTTCTTCTCTTTCTGCATCCTTCTTATAAATGCATAGTAAATTATCTGAGTAAAATATGCGAAGGGGTTTTTAGATTTCTCTGGATTAAAGTTGTCTATGTATAAGAGACAATTCTCTATTCCATCGGAAATCATTTCATCTTTGTATGTGTAGTTAATAAAATTGGGACGATACGACAAATGCTCAGAAATCTTCATGATACATTCTCCAATGTAATCCGGAATTCTGGGCCTTGGTTTATCATTCTCCTTTGCTGCAATAACAGAGTCTCTGTATTCTACCATAGCAGCAAGGAGTTTTTTGTTATCTACATAGTGTGCGTTTTTCTTTTTTTCGGCCATTATATCCTCGTTAAAAGTTGCATACATTGTATCAGATGAGGTTGGACTTGTCAAATACTAATTTTTTTAAATTAATACTTGACAGGATGCGCTCCTGTGTGTATAATAATTTTGTTGTGATTTAAGGATTACTCTAATGTTTATCAGGTGAATCGAAGTCTTTTAGAACTTGCATATAATCTTTGGCATTTTCTACTTGTTCTCTTCTTTCTGCCATCACTTCGTCAAATGCCCGGAAATTAGTTTCTCCGCTCTTTGATTCAATCAACTGATTGTAAAAATCTATGATTTCTTGTTTGCAAGTTGAGATGATGAGAACATCTTTTTTGGCAATAGAAAAATCTTTTTCATTTGTGTAGGGGTTCCACTCAGAAAAGGCGAGGTAAGCCTCGGAAGGTTTTACACCAGTCGGAATTCTAGAGAGCAACCAAGGATTTCTAACCCTATAATAATCCCTACTTTCACTTACCAATTCTGTAAGTAAATCTTCTCCGTTTTGTAATCTGACTACTTTATGATTCATTTATACATTCTTATTTCGTTAATTTTAAAATCAAATTTCTCTTCGTTGTAAATATTTATACGTTCAAAAAAATGTCTCAAAGCGAAGTTTGTGTAGGACTTATACTTTAGATCGTCTACAATATCATAGAGAACTGCCTTTTCTTTTCTATCGCCCTTTCTCAATCCTCTCCCGATAGATTGAAGATTTCTTATCTTACTTTTAGAAGGAGAAGCAAATACAATATTATGAAGATTTTTTATGTTGATACCAGTTGAGAATGTTCCGTATGAGGCTACAATGATTGCATTTTCAGATTTTTCTGTGGTAGTTCTGATGTCTTCTCTATTGTCTACTTTAGTTTCACCACTTACATAGAAAACTGGTCTTCCGTCTTCAACCTTTTCTTGTATTTGAGAGAACAAAGGCTTACCGTGTTTTTCTACAAAATTAAAAAGGACTAGTGTATTACCTTTGAGACTGTTTGTCAAATTAACTATGAAGTTGTTTCTTTTTTCATTTCTTACTATCCAATCAATCTCATCCTGATAGGGCATCTTCTTTGTTTCTTTACATTGTTCTTCTGAATATTTGAGAACTAGACACTCAATCTTAAAACTAGAAAGAGTTTCATTATCAATTAATTTTCTAGTAGTTGTGACCTTCTTGACATCTCCAAAGAGCCCAGTAAGAACTAACTTGTGTGTCTTTGTTCCATCCAATGTTCCAGTGGTTCCAAACCTATATTTACAATCAGTCATTTTCTCCATGATCTTTGTAAGAGAATTAGCCTTAAATAAATGACATTCATCTCCTACGACTGCACCGAATTGATCAAAGTATGGTTTTCTTTCCTTGTAGATAGATTGCCATGTAGAGATGACCACTCTTTTGTCTGTAGTTTTAGATTGACCCTGATAGATAACATGACACTTATTCTTGACATCAAATCCATAATCTTGGAAATCTGCATACATCTGAGACACCAGAGAAGTAGTCGGAACAATTATTAATATCTTTTTACCCGATAGATCTGGGTGTAAAAGATAAAATCGTACCAGA